AGGGCGTTGTTGGCCGGTCGTATCAAGGAGTGTGGGGGGGTGTTGGCCAGTCGTATAAATGCGGAGGAGGGCGTTGTTGGCCGGTCGTATCAAGGAGAGATGAGGAGGGGCGTTGTTGGCCGGTCGTGTAAATATATATCCGATTACTTGATATTTTAATCGGTGCGTATAGTATAACTCGTTTACATATACACATGCCGAATAAAACGATAACAAAGACGATGCGTCGGTCAAAGAATACAGCACGGAGGTCACGGAATCGGCACGGGACGTCGAGGCGATATATGCGTAAAAATAAGACGATGAAGGGGGGGTGGATCAACGCCAGTCGCAACTTTATTGGTAGTATGCTCAGGAATAATAATAATAATACTCAATTTGGGCGTAAATTATTAGGTAACTCCGTGAATTCAGGTATTAGACCTGCCGCTAGTAACGGACATCGCAGTGCTATGAATCCATTAGGTGTTAAAATGCCAACCAACTTATTCGGGTTTGCTAAGAGTTCGAATAACTCACCGGGTACATGGAAAGAACGGTTAGAACTTATGTCACATAGAGCAGAACAACTGAATAAAATGACAGAAGATGGTAGTCTTGCCAAATTAATCAAGCACATTCCTGGTGGTAGTCATCTTGCTAATAAAGCTGTTAATGTACTTAATAAAGATCGTGGTATTTCTCGTGGTTAATTAGTATTGGTAAGTGTAATAGATAAATCATTCTAATCATCCCCCACTTTTATAGAGATATATATTCCACCATCAAAATTATATAAACAAACCGGCTTATATAATTCAAATACACATTCCTCCGTCGCACACACATCCGTTTCCCCCTCCACCGGATGTCATCTCTCGAATCACAAGAAAACAAGCAACTTCTCTGGGGAATATTGGCCGAAGAAGGGATATTCGATACGGTCCCCGAAACCGTAGACACCGAAGAAGTCAAACACATATTCGAACGCATCATCCGCAATCTCTCGGCGTCTATTCCTGCCCTCATCGCCACGCGCCTGAAAGAGTTGTATATCGCGAAGGAGCGTGCGATAGCGGAAGAAGACTACGACGCAGCGAAAACCATCCGTGCGTCCATCGAGCAAATCGAAGCGCCATCCGCGCGGATATTGAAATTAGAGCAACGAAAACAAACCGCGATTCAAGCCGAGGATTATGATTCCGCGAAACAAATCAAATCGGAAATCGACCGTATTCGTGCGGCGTCGTTTTCATTGACCGAGTTGAATAAAATCGCCATTCAATCTCTCGCAACAGGTATTCCGAAAATAACCGCGGAGATAAATGCGATAAAGGGCGGTGGTGGCGGCGGCACTCACGGAGGCCACGGTTCCAACCGCGATGACATGTTCACGGGACAGGGCCCGATGCCGCATTTCCCGTCGAGCCAGGATATCTACAACGCGGAAGATTTCCAATCACAGAAACGTAAAGACATCGAACTAAAAATGCGCGAGAAAGAGAATGAGATGCGGTCATTTTTAGAAATACCGAGACCGGTTGAAATCGATTTTTCAGATAGACATAACCAGCCGCCACCGAGGTTGAAATCGGCGACCCCCGCACCGGCAGTAGAATTGGTTCATTTGGATTATAATGGTGTGGCGGCGGCTGCGGCACCCACGTCCATGTCCGTGTCCGTGTCTGCGTCTGCGAAATACGACGACCCGGGCCCCGGTTCAGATTCGCCGATAGGCGATGATATGGATAAACTTATCGCGGAAAGAATTGCGTCACGTGAACGAGACTTGGCGGAAATCACGCAGCAAATCAAACGGTCGGTGGCACCGACAGCAACCGAACAAACACCGAGGCCATCGCCGTATTCGAATACGAATACGAATACGAATACGAATACGAATATTAGTAATGATATTATGATTATGCGAAAACCCGCGCCCGCACCCGCACCAGAGCATAAGGTCCGATTTGATGAAAACCCGGATATTATACAAGACTCTGAACAACAAGAACCGCCATTACAGCCACCGGTCCCTGATGTGTATTCAAGGCTGAAACGTAAGAACCCAGCCTAAAAAGAACGGTGTAAATGGAAATTTTGATACAAATGTCCGGGCTACCTATCGATTTCAGAATAGAATAAGATTTTGATACAAATGATGGAGCAGGCGGGCCTCCTGGCCCGGTGGCGCAATCATTTGTATCAAAAAAGTTGGAACAGGCGGGCCTGTAAGGCCCGGTGGCGCAATCATTTGTATCAAATAAAGATGACGCGCGACTGCTCCCCCGCCCCCGTCTTCGGGTCAGCCGGGATAATCGTGCGCCGCCCCCGTTCCACCAAATTCCCCATTTTATATAATTCCAGGTCATAAATAATATGCGTATTCGAGTCTTCCGCGTATTCTTTCCCATTCACGACCAATTTATTCAACTTCACCGTCGTCGTCTGTTTATTCAATTTCGACGTCTTGTCGTCCTCCTCTGTCGCAATATTAGGCTGGTATGCGAGAGATTCATCGCTGGCTCCCATACCGAATGAATAGCAGTTAAGGCGTTCCTTCGACCCCGCCGTCGCGTGAATCATACAATCGAATGACGACTCCTTCACCGCCGTCAAAATCTGGCGTGTAATCCGCTCCTTGATATTCGAGATTTCGTAAAGCGACTGGTCGGTGCTCATCGGCGTCACACCGTCGGTCTTGCTCTTATCATTCATCCGGATATTAAGAGATTCGTCATTTTCGGTCGCGACTTGACGTGCGGAAAACCGCATAATATAGAGAAACACATCGACAGTCCGGAGTTCCTCCGGTAAATCAATATGGCTACAAATACGCCGCGCGCGACCGATAATCTGTTCTGTGCGAACGGGATGCCAGTAAGGCTCAGTGATGTGAACATATCGGACATTACGCAAGTTAATACCTTCCGCACCCGACGCTGTAATCATCAGGATTTTAATCACTTCGCCATACATATTATTCGTAGTGCGAGCATTCAATTGGTCGGTGATAGTCTTCGGCACATTCTTCCACTTGCTATTGAAAATATTGCGGATGATTTCCTTTTCTTCCGCGGTTTCACTGCCGGTATAAAGCGCGAAACAGGGGCGTTCTTGTTCTTCCGCCGTCATATCAATCGTCCAATCACCGCCGGACGACTTACTGATTTTGAACTGTGAGTATCCGTTTGTTTCAAGGATGATTTTCAGGATACCGATTCCTTCTAATGTGCGGAACTGGCTGTATACAAGATGAAGCCCGACATGTTGTTTATCGAGGATATTATGAAGAAGGTGGAGGAATTTGGGGCTGTATGTGGCGAGTTCATCCGGGACGAGGAAACTGCCCGCGCTTACTTTCAAGTCGCGCATTGCTTTAACGATAGACGCATTGTATTGTGCTTTATGTTCGTCTTTGCCAGACTTCTTGCCGGCTGTCGCCCCCGCCGCGTCTGAATGTTCGCCTGTAATCACCATCTCGCCTTCGTCTTCGTCATCACCGTCCCCGTTTCGTGTCGTAACTCCATCCAACATATTTTCATCCATCACGTCACCTTCGCCTTCTCCATCGCCTTCTTCCTCAACTGCGGCCGCCGCTGCGGCACCCTTGGGTTTGCGCCCGCGTTTCACTCCCGATCCCGCACCGCCGCCGCCGCCGCGTTCCATCGCCCGCGCAATACGAGCCGCCAACATTTCCGCCGTTTCATGTGTTTCGCCCATAATCCCCGCATCAGGAACACCGCCAAGCGCCGCCGATTTATTTATTTCAGACGCTGCCGCACCATCATCGTTCGGCAGGGGGCGGCGAATCGAAGGCGGGAATACGAAATTACAAAAAGCACGGGAAAATATACGATATGTGGACGAAACGTCGTCGTAAATGCCGTCGCCACCGCCGTCACCGCCCTTTTTGCCTCCTGCGGCCGACGCTGCACCCCGTTTCTTCGCCTTCTTCTTCATATCGGATTCCTGTTTGCGTTCTAGGTCGCGCACCCGCGCGTAAATCGCGAACTGATAATCGCTCATTTCAACTTCAACCAGATGAAAATTGGCTGCTGAATCATATGTCGGCAATAATTTCTCCTGGGCGCTTCGAAAATAAGATGTAAGACCCAAAATACGGCGAATAAACATATCGCGGTTCTTGAATTGGAGGGTCGCTGGGTCGATGAAATAACCATTAAACTCGTCTAATTTATCGGGGAGTGCGGTGAAAGGAGTCTGTTTGCTGGATGAAGCGGATACTACCGAAATCCCGTGTTCGCGGAGTTTCTGGACGATGGCGCGTTCAAATGCCGCATCAGAGAGAAGACCGTTATCGGTGGATGTGGTATCAATAACAGACACGACGCCCCCCGCCGCAGCACCCGCCGCAGCACCCGCCGCCGTATTACCGTCGCCCATTGTCGCCGCCGGGTCGCCGCGTCGAATCACCCCGCGATATTTGGACGACACCGCGTCATAATCACGCACAAACCCAAACGGGTTTCGGGTAATCATTAGCTTTTTCGTGCGTGCGTTATATTCCATATGGTCGAATGAAAGACCGATACCTCTTGCGAATGCGCCAGCGGCACCAGCGGCACCAGCGGCACTACCGGCCCTCGCCTTTCCGACCGCCCCCGCTGGTCCCGTAAGACCGAATATCGTCTTGAATGCGTCCAAACCGACCTTCGCGCTTCCGCTGTCACCGATCGTAAACACCCAATTGTCGATATTCCCGCGCAGAATATTGAACAACACGGCGATTTCGTTCGGGTAATTAATAATAGGTGTTCCTGTCAATAAAACCACCTTCGCATTTTGTGCGGACAACAGGAAATGGTATAAGCGATATGCCATCGATGCCGGGTTTTTCAGTTTATTCACAATACGACTTACGAAATTGTGCGCCTCGTCAATAACCACCACCGAATTATCGAAGGGGTTATGCGTATAACCATCCGTCATACTTTTCAGTTTCTCCGCACGAAGACCGTTATAATTAATAAACTCGTATTTGGTATGAATCATTTCATCGATTTGCTGGTCTACACGTAAACGCTGGCTAGGTGTGAGCTCCGTCTCATAATTGCTAGGTTTGGTGACATTCACCATCCACGCCCCGCCCTTTGAGTTCACAAATTTGTCATCGGGGAACATAAGTATTTGAGATAATACATGCGTGAGTTCGGGGTTACCGCGGGATTCGATAAATTCCCAATACTGGTTCTTCTTATACATCAAGTCGCCGCACTTCGATTTCATTTCTTCGATATAGTTCATACGAAGTGATGCGGGGGTCATGACGACGATTCTCTTAAATGTTTTCAGGCCTTCTGCGATGGCGATAGAAGAGCAGGTTTTGCCACTTCCCAATCCGTGGAATAAAAGGAGACCGCGGTAAGGTGAGTAAATATTGAGGTAATCACGGACGATTTTCTGATGAATGAGAAGCGCAACGGATGCGGAATCATCGCCGCCGTATAATGACTCGCATGTAATATCGCTTTCACCGGAGGTGAGTTCATCGCGGTAAGGTCGAAACAATGCGTTAATATATTGGATGAATTTGGCGCGGTTATTCATATAAAACTCGGACGCCTGGATTTGGGGGATAGGGCGTCTCGGTGGAAGACGAGTAGCGACGATAGTATCGCCGACTTTATACGCGGATATATTCACGGTGCTGTCTTCACGTTCCTTGATTTTCTTGACTTGGGCTTTCACTTCAACCGCAGCTGCGGAAACGGACGCGCCAGTTCCGGCGGCGGCGGCGGCTGTGCCTTTTGGTTTCGGGCGAAACATGCGCTTTACCTGCGCCGCTGGTGCCGCCGGTGCCGCCGCGGGACCTTCCTCTGCGGCTGCGGCGGCTGCGGCGGTGGCGGCGGCGGCTTCCAATGCGGCTTCATCTGTCGACGGACGAATGACATCGAATTCCACCGGTTCATTTGCTTCCGCAATCGCCATCGCGGCTTTCGCTTTTGACTGTTTGCCGACTTCTTCGGAGGGTAAAACAGCCCTCGCTTTTAATTTAACAACGGCGCCGGCACCGGCACCGGCACCGCGTTCTTCGCTTTCGCCGACTCGTACATCAGGCATCGCTGAGAATTTACTTGAAAACGAAGGAGGTAACCGTTGAGTCGGAATAACGCGCGCACGTTTTGTTCGTGCCATAATTGCGGCGCGGTCGATATCCGCGGTATGGCGTCTATCAACCATAGCTGCCGCTTCACCTCCGGCCGCTTCACCTCCGGCAGCACCCGACTCGGCACCCGACTCGGCACCCGACTCGCCGGACTCCCCCTCCACAGGCGCCTCCGGTTCAAACTCTTTGGCTCGGTCAGCCATAACGGTGTCATACCCCGGCAAATTACGCGGTTTTTTAAACATCTCCTCCGGTAATCTACGAACCACATTTATCACGATTCCTTCTTTCGCGTCCGAACCCGTGCGCATATTTGGACGATCTGTTAAATTAAATTGTTGTAATACATCCAATTTACTCATATTCTATATATATAGTAATTCGATATATATATGATATAATTACACACTCGAAGATTTAAGTTCGAACAATATAATACAATACAATGTGAAAATAATTACAGTAATTTCACATTTAACTCGACGATTGTATAAATAATAACAAATCGTTAAATGAACTAAATAATTTTATGTTACGATTCAATGGTTTTTCGTTATTTATAAAACCCTCATCATCAACGACACATATTGTAATATTGGCCTTACATTTTTTTGAAAGCAGATCACTTAAATAATTGATTTTCTCATTTGTATCAAAATTCGGCTGAACAGCACCTTGACGACTATCTAAAACCCTTCTAACTAAAATAACATCTTCATTTTGATTTAGTATATCATATAACCGTTTAAATCGTCTTTTATATTTTTCATTTATTACTGGTATATTTGAATGATATTTCGCAGGGGACTGATAATCAGCATCATGAACGCTAACTGCGGAACATATTCGTGCGGGCTCACCCTTACAATTATTATTAAAAATATATGTATGCTGATGAGGCGGATCCCACACCGGATTTAATTTTTCACATTCAGTAAATTCAAAATAATCGGTTTCAAATGTATTTATTACAAAATCAATATTCGACCATATCCAATCAAAAGGATAGTATTCACTATTAAAATTATTTTTAATAAAAAAACCAACTTCGCAATTACACCCGATGCTAATAATTTTCATTTTACATCATAAATTATTATTATTTACTTCATTGAACGAATTATCACGAATTATCCCGAGCAACTGTAATTAATTTAATCGCCATCTCGCATGTAGTTTGTTCTGCCTTCTTCTTGATTTTGTGTGCGGCGCGTGCGAAGAAGATAAATGCCTTCCCGCCATTAGCATCGCATATACGATGAACCCCCGCGAATCCGTTGGCCAAGGACTGAAACGGAATCGCGGTTTCGGGATGTTCGGCCACCTCGTGGATTTGTTGTCCTAAACATAAAAACAACCCCATTTCATACCCCGTATCCGGGTCGCGCGACAATTCGATATAATCAGGCGTCGTCTTGAACTCTTTCTGGATTTTCACTTGGAGAATATTCTTGTAATTGTCGTCGTTTTTAATCAGGTTCGTCCAATCAATATGCTTCTCGAACACCGACTCGATAAATATCTGGGCGATTTGGAATCCGGGCCCGCATGTAAACACCTTCTCAAACCATTTATCGTCGTCGTGAATCGCGACTCGGTTGAAATCCAGGAACAGAGCCCCCACAAACGCCTCGAACAAACACCCCAACTTCTTCAGATTGGTTCTCGTCTTCTTTTCCTCTGAATGTTTCGAAATAATGAACCACCGATGAAGACCCATTTCAAGCGCGAATTTCCCGATGGCCTCATTTTTGACGATGGCGATTTTCTTCTCGGTCATAAACCCTTCATTTTCTTTAGGAAAACGGCGGTATAGGTAGTATTTCGTGATACATTCGAGCACGCCATCACCGACGAATTCGAGGCGTTCATTAGATTTCGTATGAAGCGGCATGGCGTCATCGGGACGGTCGACAAACGTGATATTTTCGAGTTCGTTCAGGAGTTTAGGACGCCGGGTATACGACCGATGGACGAATGCGCGTTTGTAGAGTTCGATATTATGGACCTGTGATGGAACCCCGTATTTAGCAAGTATTTTCTCGATATCCGGTACCGTTATTTCCACATTTTCACTATTATATGGGTTGAATACGTATTTATCGTCTTCAACTCGTATAATGTCGTCGTCGTTGTATATATTTTTCCCGACACGCGAGCTCTCCCCCGCAATACCGCCACTACCCGCGTCTGCGTCTGCGTCTGCGTCTCCTTCGTGACTTTCGTCTATATTTAGAAGTATGTTCTCGCCGTCGGAATTATTATCGGACGAATGGGATGAATCACCGCTGCCGCCGCCGTTCTTACGAAGTCGAAACATTACGTATACGATTGTATATAGTATATACGATTGTATTTAAGCGAATTTTTTATATTTGTAATATTTATAATTCGTTATTTAATTATTAAAATGGTTTTAAGTGGTCCCAAGAGAGTTAGCCGTGCGGCTTCTTTGACGAACAGTGGTTGCCATTTCGGCAGTATGCCCGGTTCAGCACCCAAGATTGGTCGCGGCACCTGGTCGTCTATTGCCTACCGCCAGAACGGTATGACATGTGACTGCCTCGGAAGCATCCGTTTCAAGACTTGCGCCGAGCAATATACGTATTTGAAGGACAAGAACCTCATCTTCAACTGTAAGCTTACAGGTGGTATCGGTCGTCAGCCGTTCACCAAGAACTGCGCACCAGGCAAGGCTTAAACGCATCGCACTTCCTTTCGTCGCGCTTCCTTTCGTCGCCATCGTCGCCGTGCTCCTGTCGTCGCCAGTATAATTATACAGCTATAAATATATAACTATAATTATATACAATAATGGCAAACAGCAAAATCGCACGTAGGGTTATGTTTAGCAGCACGGGCAACACCAATGGTATCCATACCGATACGATGAACGGTGGTGGTGGCAAGAAGGGTGGGTCCGTTCCGTCGGGGACAGGTCAGATGCGTAGCTTCGCAATGAGAAACACGATCAGTGAACCGGCCAAGCACAAGGACTTTGTATTTAAGTTCATCGAGAGATTGAGTCCGGCTAGGCACTCGGGACCGAAGCTATAACGAGCACTGCGAAGTCGCGAAGATATAATAATAAAATCACATAAACACATTCTGATGTTATTATTTATTTACACACCGTTCCATCATTCGATATGCTTATAAAAATAGATTGCCGAGAGAAAGACTTGCTGGATTTGCTGCTGCCTGCCGCCGTCACCGTGTCACCAGCCACAAACCCTGCCGCCGCCGCCGAACCAGACCATTATTTGATGGATCTAGGGGATGGTATGACAATAAAGGTTCCGTTTCCGAAGAAGACGCCGGCATGTACAACGACACCGAATACGCCAGCGTATCGTAAAGGCAAATCTCTCGGCACGGCCGCCGCCAAGACGACTACGACGACGGCCCACGAAATCAAATCCGCGAGATTACCTTTAGGGGATATTATAATCCATGACCCCGCACAGGGACAACAAGGACGAGACATTGTCCTCTTCGAGAGAAAGTCGCTGAACGACCTCGCAGCGAGTATACAGGACGGGAGATATAAAGAGCAATCCTTCCGTCTCACACAAACCACCGATTTTCATAACCATAATATAATCTACATCATCGAAGGCGATATCGCGCGGTATGACTCAAAACATAGCCGGATATCAAAGTCCGCACTTCAAAGCGCGATGGTGTCGCTTTTGTATTATAAGGGGTTCTCGGTGATCCGCACACAGAATGTAGGCGAAACCGCGGAGTTCATTCTACATTTTGCAGATAAGGTGGCGAAGGAAAATGCCATCACCACCGGTGGCACGTCTAATCCGGCATATTCCAACAACGCACAACCACCACTGCTGCCGTGTGACGACGACGCCGCCGAGAGATATAGCGAGGTCGCCGCCAAGAAAGAGAAACGAGACTACATTACGCGAGAGAATATAGGCGAGATTATGCTCGCACAGGTGCCGGGGGTAAGCCCGAAGATAGCGACGGGGATTATGAAGAAATACGGCGGGTCGGTCTACGAGTTTTTAGCGGATTTGAGGCGGAAATTGAGCGATTATGAAGAAAGTGTATCGCCACAGATGTCATCGCCGGTGCCGGTGCCGGTGCCGTTGCCCGGGTTGGAATTAGTGTCGACGAAGGATACGGACGCGACGGACGCGACGGACGCGACGGACACGCAGACGAGACCACCGTCACCGATGAATAAAAACAAACTGAAACACGTATCGGAGTGTTTTAAGGATATCGGGGATGGAAAACGGAATATAGGAAAGGCGACGATAGAAAAGATGTGTTATTTTTTATCGTGATAATGTAGTGGTATAGGTGTAATATTTTTTGATTATATTTATAATGGATGCGGCTGATGATGAACGTATGGGTCGGCAATCCGACTGGACTCTCTCTGGTGCTATAAATATAGATGAAGGACGAAAAATATTTTACACATATCGCGAACTACTAATTGTATTGGTTGGTGCGATTCCAGAAAGTGCTGGATTTTTGGGATTAACAATGAATAATTTATTGACAAAACGAGGTAGTATAACACCAGAACAATTTGATAAAATAGTATGGCTCATTTGTAACGCAACAGATAATTTTGAAAAAACTTCTGGTGACCTGACCCGCGATTATACGGCAGCCGCTACAGCTGCGGCAACTGCCATCGCACAATCAGCTGCTGCCGCCGACGCCGACGCCGCCGCCGACGCTGCCGCCGCCGTGCGTGAATTACCATTTATTTCATCGTTTAGTCACGAAGTGACGAGAGGAGGAACGCCTACCACAGAAGTTATCGCAAAATCCCTAACCCGTATTACCATTCGATTTTTATTTGCGATGAGTTTGAACTTAAGAGGGCTTACGGTTTCTGGTCCGACCGGGCCACCTCAAGCACTTCCATCCGCAGGTGCCGCAGACGAGGTGGTCGAAGCCGTAGTAGTTGACGCCGGCGAAGCAGATCTTACGGCTGCGTATCAAGAAGCCGAGCAAATGTCAGTCGATATTCGAAGGCGGCTATCCGAGGTAACAACCGATAATTACCATGAGATATTTAAGACTCTACAAGCCGATCTTGAAACAATGAATAGTGGTATTTGTGAGATGTTTGTTTCGGATATAGACAATTTTAAAAAGATTACTGGTCCTCGATTTCGGGCCGCTGGAATTAGCGGGATAGCCGCCGCTTTAAGAGCAAATTTAGATACACATTTACGGAAATTACAAGAAGAAATAGACAATAAAACAAAGGCGACGGCCGAAGCAGCCGAATTAGCGAAGTTATTAGCCCAAGCTGGAAATTTATTTAGTGGTGTAAAGCCAATCCCCGAACTACAATGCGAAACATTCGGAATGAAGAGTGATGTATTAGTTCGCGAACTTGTTACAAAACAAGTAATGATGGAATCGAGTATTAAAAAAGTATTGGATAAATCGGTCGCCATACAAGATTCACCGAGCTTACAAGCATTCTTGACATCAATCGGGTTTATAGGTGCTAAAGGTGGTGGCGGTGGCGGTGGCGGCGACGCCGGGGACGGTGATGATGATGACGACGGTGACGGTGAAGTCGGGCGTTTACGTTCATTAATCGAAAGTTTAAACGCAAGCGTCCAATGCGACCACGCCGTGGGGGCACTCCGAAAAATACCCGATGTTCGTTGTTATATTTGCCAGGGATTATGGGTAAATAATAGTGTAACTATGGAATGCGAACATATTTTGTGTATTGGTCTAGCAATTGAATATTTCGGGTTATTGCGAAGCACTCATTTATTACCAGAGCAAAAGGAATTTTTATCTATTTTATATGCGTGGGCGCATAGATGCTGTAATCGTTTGAAAAGTAATATGTCATTTATGAAAATAAATCCAACTTACGATATCCAACGCGGTAATTTTTTTATGTTTCATGATGTAAACGCAGCAAAACTATTAGGTAAGATATATGATAACAATAAGTCCCATGACTGTGCGGTTATATTTAATAAAGGAAAAATAAATAAACAAAATTTTATAAGGACTAGAACTATAGGTATATCACAAAAAGTGGCACCATTAGTGACTTTTTCAAATCAAATATTCACAGGGTGGTATGCCGCAAGTGCTGTATTGCTATCAACAATGGGCTGTTTTAAAAATATGACTAGTCTTCTTATATCATTAAATAATGATGTACATGGAAACCGCGAAATGTTAGGTTTTAATCCCGATAGAATGACATTGGCCTTTAAACTCATAAATCCGGGAGTATTAGAGGCAGCCGCAGCAGCCGCAGCAGCAGCAGCAGCAGCAGGTATGGATGGGGGTCGTAGAAGACGAAAACGTAGAAGAACAATTCAAAAGGGAGGAACAATCGAAGATGACATCATACAAAGGATATTATTAAATCGTGAACATATGACCGCAATAGAAGAATCTGAAGTTATTATCGCGAACGGCCTTGAATCCACGGTGGAACAATCACAAGCACCACCACCCGCCGACCCATCATCATTATTAGGTGGGTTACCACAATCATCACAGTTGCCCGCAGCATTCGGGGGTGTTATGCCATTGGGAAGGACGCCACCACCATCAACCAATTACATACTTTTTAAACTTGCTTCAATCACGAATAGTCTTAATTTTGAATGTCTATATAAACAATTATTAATAGAACCAGACTCTGATAAAGAGAGAGAAATTCAAGGAAGACTAATAAGGACGTTTCAAGGCATTTGTTCAGAATATCTTCAACATAATAATGCCCCAGAAACAATAGAGGATGCCTCTTTATTAATGTTATATCATATTACTCTTTTATCCGATCAACCTACCACCCACAATAGTCTGGAAAGCTTCGTCAGGAGTTGTACAGAATCGTTTCATGAATTTTTCACTACATGCGACAAAGTTTATGAGTCGTTGGTGCGACAAAAATTTATAGCCAATGATGTCAAAGTGAACTTACAATTTAAATATTTATGTTTGCTTCGACCTTCTTCATTACAAACATGTCATAGTAATGTATTAATTGAATCAGAATCGGCATCAGCCGCAGGACAATTAATACTTGAATCAGAATCGGCATCAGCCGCAGGACAATTAATACTTGAATTTAATGGCATTATTAATTGCGATGCCATGAGGCCACGACCCCCCTTTCAATTATTTTGTAGTAAATTTGTAGAATTACTAGCCGGAATCAATCTTGTTAAAGCGTGTGATGTTGCGGTCAAAGATGCCACATTTTTCTTACAAGTGGTTAGTGATGCGCATGATCGTTCGAGAGATGTGTGTATGAGAACACGCACTAATTTAGATTGTGACAAACAAGCGAATCTTCAGTTGGCTTTTACCGGAGCACAAAAAGCTGTTACCGAAGCACAAAAGGCGGCAAATGAGGCTCGGCCCGCACAACCAATTGAAGTTCCCTCCCAAAATACTGTCCCTCGATTTAATAAACTCCGATGGCCCAAAAAATCCCGATTTGAAGGTCAACCCCCATTATGGCCAGTTAACGTTCATGATAGCATTGGTAGTCCTCCTCCTCCAGATAGTAGTAGTCGAGGTAATAGCATGACTTCAGATAATAGCGATGATGACTCCCCACACACGACGCCACCATTTACGAAACGACAAAAGCCTGTACCGTTAAGCCCCTCAATGATATCACACGCCATATCAGGTCGTAGTGGCGGCGGTTCATCCACCCGCAGTCGCCGCAACCGCCGCAACCACCGTCGCACCCAATACACAAACAAGCACAAACGCTCATCATCCCAAAACACAAAACGCACCACCACCATCAAACACCGCAAATCATACCGCAAGCACAAGCATACCGTAAAACGACGCAAGAATCGTCGTGACCACTAATAAAATAATATAATACTATTTCAGTATTAGATTATGAACGCCATCATCCCCTCCTCCAGCGACAACTCCACCGACACCCTCGCAAAATACGTCGTTTTAGGCATTTTTATTATCGTCGCACTGGTCGCAATCCAGTATATTTTCCGTAATCATATCGGGATGATTGAAGGACTTACGAACCGGAATTCCAAGAAGGGCACCACCGACCCCCTCGACGACGAAAACGACGGCGATATAATCACCATCGCCAAGCGTCAGGAAGAAGTCGCGACGAAGACCCAGAAGTCCCTGAATATGGACTCACATTATAACCATTATAATAAAATCATCGAGAATATGGACCAGTGGGTCAATGCGAAGATTGTGAATTCTCTCAAAAGCGTCTCTCGAGAAGTCCACGGTGAAGGGAAGATGGAAGACATCATCAGGCATATGAATGAATTGAATACAATGAATAAGTTCAAGTTGACTTTAGAAGAATGTGCTCGGTATATCGATTCCTCGTGAAAAGTCGTTGCGCAACCTCCTCCTACGTCGTTCGGCTGCTCCACTTCTTTTCACTCGGGTCTTCCTCTATCTTAAGTTGAATTATAAACAATTTAATGATTTGATTCAGACGTCGGATTCATTAAGCTAAGCCCGACTAATGAACAGTGGAGAAACCGAACGAGGAACGAGTAAGGGTTCGAAACGCCTTCATTAGGAGGACCCGTTCACAACGACATTATACAGCGCCAGAGTTATAGCAGACCCTCCAAGAATATGCCACAATGAATGAAGCGGTGCATACCCATGTCTATCCAATATAAAACACACAATACCAAGTGAAATCAACGAACCTACAATCACACCATAATTCCATTTCATACGATAGCACGATAATAACGAAAACGGAAACACGAGACCCACGACAATCAGTCCGATTCGCGTGCTATACCGCCACATCATAATATACACGATACCCAATAACACCAATACCGACGACTGAACCGCCAACCCGATCCCAAACGTCGACATTGTAACGGACGCAAATATAAATGACGCAAAAAAGCAATCAACACATCCAGTTATCTCAAACAATGTCGAGTGATAAATCAGCGAACATAACATAACAACAACAGAACACATGATAGATAAATGTATATATCCGGGGAGCGCCGCGTCCTCTCGCCATTTTTCAAACCAGTCTTCTTCTTTTACGAAATAAAGCAGTAAACTACTCCCATAAAAAAACGAGGTTATAAAGCACCAAAATTCCGCGATATTCGGGTGGACGCAGTTTTTCGTCTCCATTGTCGTTATTTCCGCTTTATCAAACATCCCGCATTTCGAGGGTTGGCCGAAGATACATTCAAATAAGGACCATTCCTTCGGGGGGGGGTCCGGCGGCGGCAGCGGGTCCGTATTGTGTATCGTTTTCGATACACTTTCAATGATTTCGTCGAGTATTTCTGAAATGACAGCGTCGGCGTCGGCGTCGGCGTCGGCGTCGGCAACGGCATTTTCCGGCGAAAATCCCCCATTCGGCGACCGAAAACATTCCACTTCTTCGCATTCGCGTGAGTTCGCTGTCATATTATGTATAATAACAATCCTATACATAATATCATAAATACGTTTTATTACAGTTACGCGGTCGCCGCAGCGGGAACCTTCATCGGAACGAGTGCGGATGTATCTGACCGTGCGGCGTCGGGGCGGGTTCTATCGATATAGGCACCCGACGCAACGACCGACTCCGAAAACTGCTTCCCACCCCAATTCGCATCCATCGGGTTATCGCTATACTTCATTGTCAGCTCCTTCGCGCGAAACTCGGCGTCCTGTGTAGTATAATCACCCATATTGAAATTCAGAGGATCGAACCCCGAATACATTTCATTATTGAAGGGCGGGTTATCGCGCGAAGCATCCATCATCTGAACGAGCGCGGCGGGTGCGGGGGAATACGGTACATTGGGAGAAAGTCCGCCCTGTAAATCCACGGGCGACGGCCGCATCTTATACACAGCATTGCCCTGTGCGTCATACGAAAACTGTAGGAATAAAATGGGGCAGCGAATCCCGCGTCCCTGTAACCAATCCATAAACTCCGAATAATCTTCTAAACTTTTAAATCGGATCGGGTTTACGCCCGGCACCTTCTCGACTTTAGAATTGTATAGAAAGATTTCGTTGCCGTGTTGGATTAAGATATTCGGGCATCGCTGGCTATTGGTGGATTCGAAACTCGGCGGTGCTGGCGCTCCGCCCGAATCATTCATTCCGTCAAACCCTTCCTTATTCGACCCGTCGGGCTGGTCGGGCTGGTCGGGCTGGTCGGGCTTAGATTCAGCGTCGGACACCGTTGTCCGAAGTTTGCGTCCAACCTGGGCGTCGGGCTCTATACTTATAAACCCTTCGGGTAAAGTCGCCTTGGACCGCGTTCTATATGTGAGATATCCTCCAATTAAAAACAGTATAACAACCATCACCGTTCGTAACAGCGGTGCGTATTTAACAATTACCCCGAACATTTTTCCTTCATTTAAAACGGTGTTCATAGCTTTTATGGAACGTTCGGAAATACTCATTAGGGCCGGAAAGTATTTATTATATACAAATACTATATACAAATACTATATACGTATATTAATATTATAAGATGATAAAATTCATAGAGGTTGATAGTAAAAAAAACATTAACGAACTAAATGCCGGTGCCCGAGAAGCGCTCGACCATCCAGAAACCCATGGATTAGTCGTAAAAATGTATGCGAATTGGTGCGGGCATTGCCAGAATATGGCGGCAGATTGGAAAAAACTCATCCACGAATTGAAAACCAACTATACATGTAAAAACCCGGATTGCGTTCTTACGATTGCGAATGTTCAAGTCGAATCCCTGGACGACTCTGACCCTGTTATTCGCGGCATAAAGCATATACCTAAAGATATAACTGGTGTCCCAAGTATCATGTATGTTAGCAAGGGGAAGCGTGGTCAGGAATATTCGGGGGAACGCGTTTATGACAAACTATTGGAATGGGTTGTCGCACACCCGAATTTTGGTTTGGTGAAGAAGCCTAGTGCCGCCACCCACGCCGCCACCCACGCCGCCACCCACAACGACGACGACGACAAACGTAGCACCATCAAACGCATTACCAAGCATGCACGAACCAAGTTCAAGTTATTTCATCGCAAATCATTACGCAGATTCCATAAATCAATGAAGCAGCAGCATCAACGAAGCGTAAAATCACGCCATCCGACACCAAGTCGCCGCCGCCACCAGCAGACAAGTCAAATACCGGCATATTTACGCACATAATTCAATCATTTATGAAATATATTATTTTCTCGAACATATATATAATTATCACATCAGTAATGAACCTTCATTTCACAATCTGCCCGCTTGCGTCGGTGGTTTTAGTATTGGTGATTCTCGTCAATATTTTTGATATTTATTTGGTTGGAACAAATTTAGTGGTTTTTATCATAAACGCGTTCATCTCGGTGATTATGGTATGGGTCGCGAATAAAACGTGCTTTACTTGGCATTGGGTCTCATGGGTTATCGTCGCGTATTTAGCATTTTCCGCGATATTTTATTTCTCTGTTATCTTCATTCCGTCGGTAGCAAATGACCCGATCAATATCCATATCAGGGAGCAAGAGCGTGCCGCAATAAAGAAGTTTGAATAACGCGTGCGTGTGTCGTTTTCGATACAACGTGTGTCGTTTTCGATACAACGTGTGTCGTTTTCGATACACCGTATTATCAAACGAAATTGTAAAATTGAAATAAAGATTTTTTAAATGAATACAACACAAGGATAATTATTGTATTATATTCAACAGACACACAGAATGCCTACACCGACACCCGTGAAGAAATTCAAGATTATAAAAAAACCAATCAAGGCAGTGCCAGCAGTGCCAGCAGTGCCAGCAGTGCCAGCAGCGTCGACCGCCGATGATAATAATAGCTTTCGTTTGATTGATTTCCATGTTTGTGAAACAGCAATTACAAATCACCATGAAACGAAGTCCGGGTCCGGGTCCGGGTCCGGGTCCGGGTCCGGGTCAGAACCGGAAGGCGACAGTACAGGCGACGAAGGCAAAGGCCGCACCGGCGGCCGCGGCGCAACCGACGTATCCATCGATACAAAGCAATTCCAAATCCAGATGTTCGGTATCAACGAACAAGGCGAAACCTGCTCCATCTTCGTGGATGATTACCTCCCATTCTTCTACGTGAGGGTCGCAGACCACTGGACCAATACCACCAAATCCGCGTTCATCCGCGACCTAAAAAAGAACGTAAAGAGCCGCTACTACGAAAACAGTATTATCGCGGAGAAATGCGAAATCGTCCAAAAAAAGAAACTATACGGGTTTGACGGCGGCAAAAACCACAAATTCGTCCTGCTTGTATTCAAAAACACGACTGTGATGAACCGTGTCAAGAATCTCTGGTTTTACGATATTTATACGGCACGCGACGGAAAGACACGAGCACTGAAACCCGACGGCTACAATTTCGCGAATACGAATATTACCATCTATGAAGCCAATATTCCACCCATCCTGCGTTTCTTCCACATCCAGAAGATAAGTCCCTCGGGTTGGGTCCAGTTTTCCACGAAAAAGACGCGGTTGATTGAGAAATTCACTACGACGTGTCAGTATGAATACCGTCTGTCATTTGAAGACATTATCCCCCAAAATGAGAAAGAGACCGTCGTCCCGTATAAAATATGTAGTTTTGATATTGAAGCCAGTAGCAGTCACGGCGATTTCCCGATTCCGGTAAAGACATACAAGAAACTGGCGGCGAATATCGTGGACGCTGTTATCGCCAAACGCGCCGCGACCGACGAAGATATCACAGATGATGATATCCTCCATATGATGTATACCGCATTCCAGTATTCATTTCAAGGTCGCGCGAAATACGCAGGTATCGAGACCATCTATCCGAAACGCCGCCCGAAAGAGGCGGATATGGCACGGTTGTGTCGCCTGGTGGTGACAAAAGAGCTCCGGCATTTGATTAAGCACGAAATCATCGAACGCGATAATACCATCGAGCAGATGTTCGTCCAGATTGCGGAGGCAGCGAAGGCCGCAGCGGCGACGAGTGCTGCGGATGCGAAAGCCGGCGGCGGCGACAACGACAATGACAGTGATAGCGACGACAGCGACGCAGGAGCCGGTGCCGAGTGTATCGATGACGATACACCATTCACTAAAGCACCGGGGAAACCGAAGACCGCGTCCGCGGGGTCCGCACCGACCGCCGCCGATCTCTCCGTCAAAATGACGGACCTCTTAAACAATCCCAAACACAGCCGCGAAACCAAAATCACGATTGTCAGTGATACACTCGGTTCAATCTTCCCGAAAGTAGAGGGCGATAAGGTGACATTTATCGGGTCCACATTCGTCAAATATGGCCAAAACGGCAATCGCCCCTACCTGAACAACTGTATCGCACTCGACACATGCGACGACCTACACGACGAAGTGCCGAATTCCGAGATTGAATCTTATTCAACAGAGGCGGATGTGCTGCTGGCGTGGACGCGTCTTATCCAGAAGGAGAACCCGGATATTATTATTGGATACAACATCTTCGGTTTTGATTACCAGTTCATGTTTCGGCGTGCGGTGGAGACGGGGTGTTATGAGGAGTTCCTGAAACTGTCGCGCAATGAAGGGGAGTTTTGCGGGAATGCGGGCGGCGGCGGCGGTGGTGGCGGCGGCGGCGGATTCGTCAACGCCAATACGGAAATAACAGCCGATAATGTCGGCATCGAACAGACGAAAATCGCACTCGCTAGCGGTCAATACGACCTTCATTATATCAAAATGACCGGCAGACTTCAAGTGGATGTCTACAATTATCTGCGCCGCGATTTCAATCTCTCGTCGTATAAACTGGATGATGTCTCGAGTTACTTCATCGGCGACGCTGTCAAAAGCGTGGAATATGACGCGACCACGGATACGACGCGTGTATATTCGAACAATCTGGTAGGACTTGATGCGGGTAATTTCGTCAAGTTCGAGCAAACCAATCATTCGACGGATTTATATAAAGATGGGTTCAAATTCAAGGTAACGGCGGTCACGCCGGCGACGGCGGCGGCGACGGCAGGGTCATTCGACGTCCAGGGATGCGCAACCCCCGATATGAAAACGATGGTGCGGTGGGGTCTCGCCAAAGACGATGTAAGCCCGCAAGATATCTTCCGGATGACGAATGAAGGCCCCCGCGAACGCGCGATTATCGCGAAATACTGTATTCAGGATTGTAACCTCGTCCACCACCTGATGAACAAAATCGATATTATTACGGGGTATGTCGAAATGGCGAAAATCTGTAGTGTCCCTATCAGTTTCCTCGTTATGCGCGGTCAAGGCATCAAACTGACGAGTTATGTGGCGATGAAGTGTCGCGAGAAAGATACACTCATGCCCGTCATCGACAAGGACCGCAGCGAGTCCGGATATGAAGGCGCGATTGTTCTGCCGCCTAAATGCGGCCTCTACCTGGATAATCCAGTCGCGTGTAATGATTATTCGTCGCTGTATCCGTCGTCGATGATTAGTGAGAATCTGTCACACGATAGTAAAGTGTGGACGAAGGAATATGACCTGGACGGTGTGCTTACGCACGAGACGGGGGAGGTAGAATACGATAATATGCCCGGGTATAAATATGTGGATATTACGTATGACACCTACAAATGGACGCGTCCGAAATCCGCGACGAGAATGGCGGCGGCGGCCGTGAAAGTCAAATGCGGGACGAAAGTGTGCCGGTTCGCGCAATTCCCCGAAGGAGAGAAGGGGATTATGCCGTCGATTCTGGAAGAACTCCTCGTCGCGCGTAAAACAACCCGCAAGCTCGCGGAAAAACAGACCGACCCCTTTATGGCGAATATCCTGGATAAACGACAGCTCGGTTATAAAGTCACTGCGAATTCGTTATACGGGCAATGTGGTGCTAAAACAAGCACATTCTATGAAGTGGATGTGGCCGCTTCTACAACTGCGACTGGACGCAAACTCCTGACGTATGCGCGTCGTGTCGTAGAAGAAGCGTATGGCGATATTATGCTGCCGACTTCGCACCCGAAGTACCCCCTGGTTCATTCCAAGGCGGAGTATATTTACGGAGATACAGACAGTGTGTTCTTCACGTTTAATCTCGAGACGCCGGAGGGTGCGCCTATCCGCGGGAAAGACGCGATTGAAATCACGATTGAACTCGCGAAACAGGTCGGCGATTATTCTTCGCGGTTCTTGAAAGCGCCGCATGGATGGGTATATGAGAAGACGATTTGCCCCTTCGCGCTCTTGCGCAAGAAAGGGTATGTCGGTGTATACTACGAGCAAAACCCGAATAAGGGCAAACTGAAGAGTATGGGAATCGTGCTGAAACGCCGCGACAATGCGCCGATTGTGAAGGAAATCTACGGCGGGATTATCGATATTCTGATGAAGGAGCAAAATATCGACCGGGCCATCGCGTTCCTCCGCGAGAAGCTCCAGTATATGGTCGACCAGAAATGCCCCATCGAAAAACTGATTATCACCAAATCGCTGCGGTCGGATTATAAGAACCCCGCGCAAATCGCACACAAGGTGTTGGCGGATAGGATGGGTGTGCGCGACCCTGGAAACAAACCGAATACTGGCGACCGTATCCCATACGCATATATTCATAATGACACGAAGGGAGCACTTCAAGGCGACAAGATAGAACACCCCGAATATATCCACGCCCAACGACTCCAATTGAATTATTCGTTCTATATCACGAACCAGATTATGAAACCGGTCCAGCAATTATTCGCACTTGTATTGGAGCAATTACCGGCGTTTCAAAAGAAGAAGGGGCGCTTCTTGGATATCCTAGAGACGGTGGCATCCACGATAGACGACCCCGTCAAACGCGAGAAGAAAATAACAGAGATGCGACATAAGGAAGTGAAATCGCTGTTATTCGATGAGTATTTAGTGAAAGCGGACAATTTGAATAAAGGAAATCGCCCGATTACGGATTGGTTCCGTGGTGGTAAATAACCACGCGTCCGTCCGCCCGCGTCCGTCCATGCGTATTTTTAATCAACCTCCATATAATCGTGACGGTCGTAGTCGTGGTGTCCATTGTCGTCGTCGTCGTCGTCGTAACGGTAATCACGCGTTACCGCCGGTGCTTGCGGCGGCGTCGTCGTCGTCGTCGTAGTCGCCGCTGCCTGGCCACCAGCCACCACATTCAAAATATCGCGGTATATCTCTTCGTCATTGTATCTATTGTATATTGGCGGTAAATCATAAGAAAATGTTACACTATCGTTCGTGATATTGTTGATTTCCATATTTGTAAAATTGCGGGAATTATCCATAATATGTGAGTAAAGTTCATTTCGATAATTGTGTATATCATTCCGGCACATGGGGCATGTAGAATGATTGACAAACCATTCACGTAAACTAGCCCGATTGAAAATATGGTTACATCCGCGTATCATGGTTATCTCGCTGTTGTCTTCGAATTCATCTCTCGATATTGGGCAAGTTGAATTTACAGGAGATACAATACTCGCGTATGTTGTATTCAATGTCGCACGGTTGATTGTAGCCGCGGATGGCGGCCCTCTTTCGGCAGTGGCTGCGGTAGCGGTAGCGGTAGCGGCGGCTCCGGCGGCGTTGGCACCGAACACAAGCGGTTGTGCGTATGTGTATAGCATTGAAAATAGGTTCGTATTCGGGGCCGCAGTCCCGGCCGCAGTCCCGGCCGCTGGTTCTCGTGCATTCCTATTATTTTCAGCAGTCAAATAATTTGACAACATACGTCCAAATGCGTCACCTACTCTAGAACGACGTGAAGCATCCGCAGGCGCGGGAGCGGGAGCGGGAGCAGGCGCCACCGGAGCCACCGGAGCCACCGGAGCCACCGGAGCAGTCACCAGCGCAAAATGATAAATCGCCTCATCCGGACTTCTTATCCTGCGAATATCAGAATACCGGTGATAATAAAACGATTGCCTGGTGATAGACCGGTCTAAATTGGTGCGAAGAGCCTGTTCCATCCGTGTAAACATCGCGTTTCCATTTACGATGAACTCATTATAGGAGTGTAACATATTCGTATATTCATCCGTATACAATTGTTCGTCTTCTACAGCATTATAAAACTGGTTCAGGTGAAATCTCTCGTAATCGCGACTACTGGTTCTATCTCCGTCGGTCATCATACGGTTCGGTGGCGGCGGCGGCGGATTTGACTGTGGCGGGTTCATTAGGATTAGGACTAGGACTAGGATTAGGATTAGGATTATAATAATATGAACTATTTCTCTATATCTGTTTTACATAAAGAAAACTTAAACGTATAATTTTAGTATTATACAAAGAATATCAATACTACTCGATATATAAATGACACACGCGACAGCACATCGATTCCCCGATTTCGTAGGCAAAGGCATCACCGGGCTAATGAATATGGGGAACACATGTTTCGTGAATTCGTGTCTCCAGGCGCTGTCACATACCTACGAACTGAACCGGTTTTTAAACGACGACAAATACAAGAAACGGCTTACAAAGAAGCCCGACGCGGTATTATTGACGGAATGGGATAAACTGCGAACCCTCATGTGGAGCGAAAACTGCGTCGTATCCCCCGGCGGATTTATGGCGTCGATGAAACAAATCGCGCGTCTGAAGAATCAGGAGCTCTTCACCCAGAATTCGCAAAACGACGTCCAGGAGTTCCTGATGTTTATGATGGATTCGTTTCATATGGCTCTTGCGAGAGAAGTGAATATGACGATAACGGGGAATGTAAATAATGATAAAGATATCGTGGGAAAGAAATGCTACGAGATGATGAAGCAGATGTATACGAAGAATTATTCGGAGATGTTGAATATTTTCTACGGGATTCAGATGTCGGTGATTGAGAAACTACACACCGGCGACAGTGGCGACGCGGGCGCAACGGGCGCAACGGGCGCAGATTTTTCAGTCGATACTATCTTGAGTTTATCACCGGAGCCATTCTCCATTATTTCGCTCTCTATTCCGTTGGTAGAAAACCGAGATACAGGCAAAACGCGTATTCCGACATTATACGATTGTTTCGCGCATTACTGCGAAGGCGAGCGAATGGAGGGCGATAATGCGTGGTTCAATGAAGAAACCAAGCAATACCAGGCCGTCCAGAAGCGCATTATGTATTGGAGTCTGCCGAATATCATGATTATTGATTTGAAACGTGTCCAATATACCGAGCGCGGCCCCGTCAAAATCACCATCCCAGTCGAAATCCCGCTTCATAGTTTAGATTTAAGCGCGTTCGTCCGCGGATATAAACGCGAAAGCTATATTTACGATTTATACGCGGTTTGTAACCATCACGGTAATTTTAGTAAAAGTGGGCACTATACTGCGACCATCAGGTCAGCGGATGATATATGGTATAATTTCAACGATGAAACCGTGAAACAGACGGATATCAAGGGCGATGCCATTACAAGTAATATTCCATATTGTTTATTTTATCGTAAACGACTGACCGTAGCTGTAGATATGCCGCCGGGTTCGGCGGCGTCATAGATCCACGAAACTATAATATATATAATTTGTATACTGATAATAGCTAATTATATATTTCATATCGCTGTATATATAGAATATGAATCCACATAATCCAAAATCCGGCGGCGGCGGCGGCGGCGGCGGCGGCATGCCGCATCTCAATAATGTGAGTGGTATATTTGGATGGTTAGATGATAAACTCGACTCTATAATAAAGCCGAGGTTCATCATTATCATGCTTATTGTTATCGGTATGTTCTATTTCGTTATAACGGCTTTAGGAGGGAGCGGCGACGGCAGCGGCGGCGGCGGCGGCACTGAAAATACGATATTCGCAAATACATCCGTTCTTGAAATCTTGTTGTGGGCCATTTTCATCGTCATTGTATTACTTAACGGATTCCAGTATTTTTTCAACACGAACATAACTACCGAACTGTCGAATCTGTTTTCAACAACACCGAAAATCGCGATATCCGAAGTCGTCCCTGCTGAAGCGACAGCCGCAGGTGATTTAGGCGGAGGTCCATCTCTCAAAATGCGTAAACAGGTCTTTCATGTTCCCGCAAGTATTTATGACTATGACAATGCGAAGGCGTTATGCGAAGCTTATGGCGCGAAATTGGCGAATATCGACCAGATGGAAGAGGCGCATAAATCCGGCGCGGAGTGGTGTTCGTATGGCTGGTCCGATAACCAGATGATTCTTTACCCGACCCAAAAGGCAACCTGGGAGGAGCTTCAGAAGAGTCCCGACGCCGCGAAGAAAAATAGTTGCGGCAGGCCGGGTATCAATGGCGGGTATATCGCTGACGCCGCAATGAAAGCCGGTGTGAATTGTTACGGACCCAAACCAGATATGAATGTAGGGTCGTCGAAAATGATGGCGAATATCCAGAATTATGAAGCGGGGAAGATGATTGACCCACTACATGAGGCTCGCGTCCAACAAATGAAGGATAAAATCAATGATGTCGTGATTGCGCCGTTTAATAAAGGGGCGTGGAGTTTGCTGTAAAGAAAGATAATCAAAGAAAGATAATCGAAGATAAATAATTATAATAATATTAATGGTATATATAATATTATTTCATTTCATTTCATTTCATTCATTTAGAACACGAATGTCGTCTCTATCGATGAATAAGGTGCGCGGCCGCGCCTTGAACGCCAACACGCAAAACACAAACAATTTCTCGATGTGGATGGAGCCCCTTTCGCATCGGCAGTATCCGGTGACAGACGTGAGAAATCCTACCAACAACGCTCTAGTTACCTCCGACGGTTCTCGGAATATCATCAACGCGCAACCCGGTCTCTTGTATAACACAGCGAGGCTTGATGTGTCTGGGTCGGTGAATCCGACGAAGTGGACGACGGGTCAGACCATAAACACGGTGTTCCTTCAATCGGCGGATATTTCGCAAAACAATACATCAATTTCGGCTGGAACTGTCGCGACATATACGTATACACCCATATCAAACAACTCTAAAATCATCGTGGAATATGGCGCGTTATATGATATATCCGGTGATTCTGGTGGTGGATTGGATAAGTTTGAATCACAAGTCACAGTTGATAGCACACTCATTGCCAAAAGACAGCAACAATTCCCAAATGCGGCAGGTTCCGGAACGAGGGGTAGCACACTTTTCCCGATTTGCGGCGGTATTGGAAATGCGGAACGTACTCCTCGTGAAATAAATATAACATTATCAAGGATTAATGGTGATGACACGATTAAGTTTTATAGTGCGTCATATGATGCGTTTATGAAAATCACCGAGATTGGCGCGTAATTCATTTCATTCTACGTCGTTTGGTCGAACTCTTCTTCGTTTTCTTATTATTATTATTATTATTATCATTATTATTATCTGACGCCATCGCCGACATTCGGTGTCTCCGTGTCTTCACATCATGGTGGATACGTTCCTTGGCTTCGACGAGAGAAAGAAGTGTATCGAAAATATCATTGGGTGCGTGTTTTGTCGTCTTATAGTCGTTGTCGTCGTCGTCGCTGCTGTCGCCGGCCTCGCCGGCCTCGTCACGTGACTTCTCGACTTCGGCTTCGGCTTCCGGCACTTCGAACGCATAATTGCGCGGCCGAAACATCGCTGGCATCATAAATAACCCAGCAGGAACCGCTAAATCGCGAAAGAGGTCACTGAATTTATCGGGGATGAAATGCGGCTCGCAGCCGTCGCCCTCGCCGCTACCGCCACCGCCACCGCCACCGCCACTCTGTGCGCCGACAGAAACAAACAACGGCATCTTATGCTGATAAAGCAAATTATTCACACGATATCCACCCCCCATCATATTTCCTTCTTTATCTTGATGAAACACCAAATGCTCTGCCGGATTGAAAAATGGACTGATTTTTGATGACATTGTTATTCAAATACTTATATCACTGCTACTGACATAAGTATGTATTATTATTTCACGTGTTCTCCGCCTGTTCCGCGCCGGTTCCGCGCCGGTTCCGCGCCGGTTCACACCGGTTCTTCCGTATTCTCGTCGTCCTCGCCCCCCTTCTTATTATAAACCCGCTTAATCTCCGTAGTTGTCTTCGTCTCGCGGTTTTTCTTAATATACGCCATAATCTGCTCTACCTGCTTTCCGTTGGTTATCAATTCGGTGAGACATTTCTCGATATATGTGAGCGTAATCGGTGCGGTATGTTTCGCTGTGACGAACTTCAGTTTACCGTCGGAGATATTTACGGTCGCTTTTTCGAGCTGCTTTTCTTCCACGATTTCGAGAATCTCATCATGGATAATCGATTTCTCGGTGCGAATATCCTTCACAGTGTCGTTGGTTTCCTTAATATGATTGTCTAGTTCTACCCAGCGTTTAATTTTGGTCTCAAGCGTGGGTGGAGTTGCGTATGTGGCGGTAAGAATAGTTGTTGGGTTCATAATGAATGCTATACTGTAATAATAGAAACAATTGGGTTTATATTGTTACACGGAGCGGAACGGCGAAGACGCGGATCGCCGCGGATTTACCTGCGACGGCTAGACCTATTCCTACGAGAGAATTTGCGGAAATTTAAAGAACGTCCAAAAGATTTGCCAGACCTGCGAGACTGAAGTGCCTTCTGACCGAGATACAGACCTAAAGGAACCAGCGCAGTCTCAACGGCGGCCATAAGACCGGGAACCATACCGCCTGTCTGGTTCTGGCTCTGGCTCTCGCTCTGGCTCTCGCTTTCGCTCTGGCTCTGGCTCTGGCTCTGGCTCTGGCTCTGGCTCTGGCTCTGGCGCTTGCCCTTGCACGGACGGAGACGATTGGAACCGCGCTTTCGGCCACCACCGACGAGAGGAGACATATTCAACACGGATTTGGGTTCAGCGGCCTCGGCAACAGCAGCACCGGCAACAGCACCGGCAACAGCACCTCCAACCATCGCGTTTTGAAGCGGTGAAGAAGAAGAAGAAGAAGAAGCACCCGACTGCGGGGCTTCTCCGGAAGCGCTACCACCGGTTTGGGCGTTGTTGTTACCCTGTTGCATCGTTTGTCCTAAAAGTTTCTGGGCAATTTCTCCAGCTTGCTTCAAAGTTGCTTCGGATATTTGGGGGACTTGGGAACCATCACCACCCTTCTGGTTGCGGCGACTATTACGCCTGCGCTTATGTTGTTTATTAGAACGAGAACGAGAAGGCATTATTACGTTATATATTAAACAATGAAAAAAACATTGGGGTGAATATATAAATATTTTATGGTAAATATACATATACGACATAATCCATCTAATAATGAAGATATCCCCTCTCTTTCTCTTACTCGGCCTTATTGTATTACCGGAATCGATAATCGATATCCAATTGTTTCCATTTGGACGCACGGATGCGGCGATCGTGCCACTCAATAAGGCATACAATCATACCTACACCGAAACCGACACCACCGGCACCGGCACCGGCACCGCCCGGCACCGCCCGGCACAACCATTCCGCCGTAGGGGGACTGACCCCCCTTGAATGCGCCGCCTGCGAATATCTAGCCAACGGAGTCAACAAAACCGTCCTACATAATCCTAAAGTAATCGCCTTCGTTACCGCCGATATTGAAAAGGTGTGTTCGGTCTTGCCCGAAAGCGTCCAGGCGATGTGTAATGACGCAGCACAGTCTGTAGCACCGATGCTTCTAGCCCACCTAGGCGATTTTATTGTCACCGAAGGGTGTGAAGATTTAGGAGTTTGTCATTCATCGATTATAGCGTAATTCATAACCGAATAATATATTGCTTCATAATACTAATTTAACGACCGGGTTACATTCGTATACATACATTCGCATCATACATTTGCCTAAATATGGAAGTATATCACCCCAACGATACATTTCAATTCAACCACCTACATTTATCACCGCCTAACAATATCCCAGGCGGTTCATATTTAACAAAATACGCGTATTATGATAGTAAACCGCTTTATATTCAGACACCGAAAACGCTCTCAAAACAAGGTGTCGTTGTGGCCGGTAAGAAGGCGCATATCGACCTACTATTCACGGGGGGGAATGAACACGACGCTGTATTCATCGAATGGATTGCGGATTTAGAGAAACGGTCAGTGGAACTACTTTACGAGAAACGGCATTTGTGGTTCACGCAAGAGCTCGATAAAAGCGATATTGAAAACTCGTTTACGTCGCCGATACGCGCATTTAAGACGGGGAATTATCTAGTGCGTGTCAATTTAGAATTAAATCGGATACAGACACATATTCAGCCTTTTTTATGTAAAGTATTCGACGAGAACCGTGCGATAGTGCCGGTAGATTATGTAAACGCACACCATAACATCATCTCAATCATCGAATTCCAGGGGATTAAATTCACCGCAAGGAGTTTTCAGATGGAGCTGATATTACGGCAAGTATTGGTGATTCCTGAATTGCCGTTGTTTGAAACGTGTATTATCAATACGAATACGAATACGAATACGAATACGAATACGAATACGAATACGAATACGAATACGAATACGAATACGAATATGCCCAGTATCGCAGAACCTTTAGGAAAATGCGAATCGTCTAATGATAATGATAATGATAATGATAATGATATTGATCATACGTCATCAACTACAACCGCAAAAGAACTAACTGAAAATTTGGATAAATCTCTCGCCGATCCAGAACTAAACCCAGATATAGAAAACGCACCATCGTCATCTAGCGCATTAAAGCATTTTGAAATTACAGAGGTAGATATTGATTTCAAAAATATATCCGATGTCATTGATACAGAAGAACCAATATTTGACGTTCCGCCAAACACGCATTCTACATCTATCCCTGCCACCGCGGCCACCGCGGCCACCGCGGCCACGAAATGGAAACAAAACAACAGCAGTGGCGGATTAACTTTAAAAAAACACAAGGAGGTTATTTATGAAATGTATAAAGTCGCCAAACGGAAGGCACAAGAAGCCAAAAAAGTAGCAATACGCACATATTTAGAAGCCAAAGAGATTAAGGCATCCTATTTATTAGACGATTTAGATGACTTCGATTCAGAGACCGATGAGGACATTTAGAACGTTAGTATTTATTTTATCATTTATTTTATATACAATTAAATTATAATAATGAGTTTCTTGTCTGATTTAGAGAAAACGGTTCGTGCCAATCACATTCTTGTGTTTTTGGGTGCGATTGTTCTAGTATATGCTGTCTATACTTACTCCGACCAAAAGTTCGTGTTCCCGGCGAATACTATGGTGAGTGACGCTAACAACCGTCAGATTGCTACTGGTCAGCAGGCCGTTCCCGTCGCGCCCGGCATATCCGGCGCATCCGGCGCAAATGGCTTTTCCGCGGTGGATGCGATGACCGGACAGGGTGGTGCTCCTCCCGCCAGCGCGACCAATATGCCCGTCGCAAATCCGTCTGACCTTCTTCCCCGTGACACAAATAACCAGTGGGGCAGTTTGAATCCCGCGGGCAGCGGCGACCTCTCCGGCCAGAACCTCCTTTCCGCGACGTTCTTGACCGGAATCGACACCATCGGCAACACGATGAAGAACGCCAATCTCCAGCTTCGTTCCGAGCCTCCTAACCCTCAGTTGAATATCGGCCCTTGGAACCAGAGCACCTTTGCTCCCGACCTGATGCGCACTCCTCTGGAGTTGGGCGCTGGGTCACAGTAAGGTGCGTTCGACCGCAGTGCTGTGCGAGCGCCCGCACACCGGCGTCTGGGATGCGACAGGGGAGCTAGTAGGAGCGACAGATTAGCGACAGATTAGCGACAGATTAGCGACAGATTAGCGACAGATTAGCGACAGATTAGCGACAGATTAGCGACAGATTAGCGACAGATTAGCGACAGATTAGCGACA